AATATTTTTTCAAACTATACTGTGACCATCATATGCAACTATCGTTTCCAAGCTCTGCTAAAATGACCGCAGGAAACGCAGTGCAACGACTAATTGATTTATCTCTAGGTCTCACCTTTGATAGAAAAGAAGCGGTTGAGTTTGAAGAAGCACAACGAATCGTAGAGCGAGAATATAGTTTTTACAAACCTCGTACATTCGATGATGGCAAAGATGCAGAGGAACATCAGGAAATAAAACAACACATACACTCAACAGCCGTACAAGCACACAAAGGATTAAAAGAATACTTTAAAAAACAAAAGTTTACAGGCGAAAAGAAAGAGTTTTTTGATGTGGATGGTATTGATGTACCAACGATGTATTTGATTGACTATCGCTCAAAGAAAAAAATGATAGATTTAAAAACCAGTTGGTCTATTCGCAATCCCATGAAAAAGGATGGTACTCGCACTTGGCGCATACCCAAACCAGCCAAAGAGCCAAGCACAAGTCAAATCTGTCAGCAAGCCGTGTATTGGAAGGCAACAGGCTTAACACCAGCCCTGTTATTTTGCACCGCAGATGGCTATGAGATAGCCACACCAGAGACTACCGATAAACTATCTAAGGAAAGTCTGGAGCATCATTTCAATGTGGTGAAACAACGATGGCTTGTCATACAAAACATTATGAAGAAATCATTTAATTTTGATGAAGCATTGCAGTTTGTATCACCTGATTTAGAACGCATTAAAAGCTATCAGGGAAATGATTTTGTAAAAATAGCAAAAGTAATATGGAGAATATAATGGATGAAGAATTACAACAACAAATAGATGTGATGGATATAAAACTATCAAAAATGGCAAAAGAGATGGACGATTTAACTGAAAAATTACAGGCATTTCTTACACTTTTTAATGAAAACAACAGATTAATGAGAGAACAAAATGAAAAAAAGACAGATACCACAACATCTTAAAGACTTAATACAGACGGTTGGTATGACATTAAACGAGGCCACTTGGGATTGTCATGGAATACCTATAGTTTATCACGAGGCATTAGAGCGTATTGCAGAACATGTAGGAATTACCTTTGAAGTTCCAACTACCATAGAAAGTAAATTAGAAAAAGGTATTTTTTGTTGTCATTATGTAGGAACTGATGGTGACAAAATAGCTGAATCGTATGGAGAAGCCACACCACAAAACAATAAAAATGCTTATGCATCTGCTATGGCAGAAAAACGTGCAAAAGATAGAGTGATTCTCAAACTTATAGGTTTAAGTGGTCAAGTGTATTCAAATGACGAGGCAGATTGGAAACAAATTGAGAAAGAAAGAAAAGAAGAGGAGCGAAGAAAAAAAGTAGAGCAAAATCAAGAAGTCAAACAAGAAGAACCACCACCGTTTGAACCTGACCCAAACGCTGTATCGATTATCAAAACAGCACAAGATAAAAATTTTGAACCAGAGTACATTAAATCATTACAACCACAAGAATATGATATGGTTCTTTTACATCAAAAAATATCTAAACTAATTGATGCCGCTGATGCAAATCAATTTGCTAATAAAAATAAAAATTTTATGGATACTATTGAGCAAAAATATCCAATAGATTTTGATATACTTTGCACACAATTTGAGAAAAAATGTGACGAATTTGAAGGAGTAAATAATGGCTAAAAAGTTTAACATTATTTTGGAACAAACTTTGTTTGAACCAAAAAGATATGATAATGACCCAAATAAAAAAAATCAAGCGTTGTGCCAAGTCATAACAAAAATTGGGGATTATAATAAAACAACAAAAAGTATTGATTCTCGTGAAGTTGTGTTAGAAAAAGACAAAGAATATTCAATTCAATGTTTTCCATCAGATTTTAGAACATCGGATGATAGAGCCAAATTTACGTTGCGTATATCAGAAGTCATGGATGATGGTCAAGGTTTGCCAGTCAAACCAGCGATAAGAAGATTTAGATAAAAAAACCCTGTGTAGGAAACAAACAAAACCTACACAGGGAGTTTCAATAGGGAGGAAATCCATGATAAAAACTTCGCTCGATAAACCATACAATGAAAATTTAAAAAAAGAAATAGAAAATTTTCGTGAAGAGTTAAAAAGATTAAAAGATGAAGTCATACATTTTCAACCACCAAAACCTACACGTCAGACAAGAGCAAAAACAAGTTCTAAGGTAGCTAAAAATATAAGTGGTTGGAGAAGAGGATTCTTCTAATGCCTGAAAAAAAACAAAATGAAAACAAAGTGGTATTATGTGTTCCTAAAAATAATAACATTGTTTGCTATATGTATGAAGACCCTATAGCAAAAAAAATAAAAGAAGATATTGAGTGGGAAAAGAAAAAACAGGATAGATGGAAGAGAAGAGAAGAACAAAGAAAAAGACAAAAATTAAAAGCAAAACAAGACAGGAAGATAAGGTTACGCAGAAAGCAACTTATAGATAAATACAAAGTAAAAAAAGGATGCTGTATGTGTGGATTTAACGCATCACATACTGCACTATCCTTTGTTGTTGATAAAGAAATACAAAAAAGAAAGCTTACTGTTTCTAAAAAAATAAAATATATAAAACAATATTTTAATTATTTAAAGAAAGGAAAAGTAACCTGTAGAAATTGTATCGCTATATCTACTTCTATAGAAATAAAACCTACATCTTCTTCTTAGGTTTTTTCTTAGCTTTCTTCATAGCCATTGCAGTCGCAGCTTGCTTCTTGGCTTTCTTAGTTTTCTTCATCATACCACCACCGTAATGTCCTGGCATATCAGTCTCCTTTTCTTTCTTTCCTTTGAGGTATTCAACCTCTTTGCTTCTTGGCTTTGTTTCGTTTGCTGATGGCTGCTGCTTTCGCACGAGCATCCGCTTTACTGCTTGCACCCCACGCACGAAGGCTAAGTAGTAATCTCGTAGGTTTTCCCTTACTGTCACGTTCTCTTCCTTTCATATTTCCCATTCGTGCTAAGAAACTAGCACGTCTTGGATTGTCTCCACTTCTTACTGGAGCTTTTAAATTAGCTCCTGTAGTGCGCTTGAAGTGCGCTCTACCAGCAGCGTTCAATCCACCACTAGGATTCTGAAACCGTTTGGCTACCATCTACCTGTCTCATTCTCTCTACTAAACGTCTTGCCCGGTTTGGTACTTGTGTGTACCACTTTGAATCTACCATTTCATCTGCAGCACCAGACCAGTCTCGTGCATCGACATTTGCTTTCATGCCCTTAAATTTAGATAGTCTTGGATATCCCAGATTAAACATCATATTTGCAACTATCAACTGTACTTCTTCTGGTAACTCGTTGAAGTCTTTGTAGAGTCTGTGACAATCTTCCATCGTAACAGTAATATCTAAGTTAAATGCCGACTGCACACGACTCTGTTCAATGACTGTACCAACTTCCATATTGCACTCTGGGTCATCTTTAGTAATCAAGTGTCCAATACCAAATGTAGGCAACCCCAAATGGTCAAGATATATCTCGTATTTACAGCCCTCGTCTTCGGCTAACTGCTCTCGCAGTTTATCCACGTCCATTTTTCTTTTTGCCTTTTCTAAGTTTCTTGAAATCAGCACCTGTTATTTTGTTTCTTGGTGATGCTACTCTCGCTATCTTCATTTGTTTTGGTGATAGTTTTTTACCTGGCATTATTTCTTACCTTTCTTTTTCAACAAAGATTGTAATGTTTTGGCTTGTCCAGCGTGTGAACGTGATGCTTTACGCAAGCCTGATGCTACCTTTTTGACCTTTGCTTTTTGCTGTTTCGTCATCATTTCTTTTTCGCCTTTTTCTTTTTACCACCTCTAATTAAATCCGCATCTGCTTTTCGTGCGCCACCTTTACCTGTTGCAAATGACCGGACTCTACCAGCAGCCCAAGCGTGTTGTGAAACCTTGGGTCTACTACCAGCCGAAAAATACGCAGCCGCACCCCTGGAATACACTTTACTCAATGTTGCTTTAGATATCCCAGAAGATTTATGATATTTGTCTATAACCGCTTGCTTGCTACTCATCCTTTACTCCTTTGCTGACTTATTCTTTTCATCATAGCTGGGGTAAGTTTACCTTGTCGATACAGTTTAGCAGTGCGTTTTATCTCTGCTTCTCGTGCCTTGGGATTCTTTGCACCTCGGACATACTTCTTTGGTACACCGCCTTTTGTCTTTGCAACTTTGGCAAACTTTCTCATTTAGATACCCCTTTGTATTTTTCAAAACTGCGGAGTCCACCCAATCCTAACATACCAAGCAAAACTGTAGTTAGCGTTTCCATGTTAAAACTAGGTAACTCAGAAATCTGGATACCAGTAATTGAAACTGAGAACAAAATAATCGGAGCAAGGACAAAGTGGTACGCAAGCGCGATACCACAGACCCATCCGACAAACGGACGCCATCCAGCAACAAAGATGGAGCGGTGCTGGGCTTCTTGCTTGTTGACTTCAACTTGTGCGAGTTGCGCTTCGTGGGCTTGCTTTTGGGCAAGCGTTGCGATTTCGTGGGCGAGGGCATTTTTTTGGTCTTTGTCCTCAATGAACTTATCCAATAATCCTGTAACTGGCCCTATCAATGCTTGTATCATTTTTTACTCATCCATGCGGAAACACCCATGTATGCTCCTACGATACCACCGCCTGTTATATATAGCAAGTTTGACAAGTCGGTCAGCAGTTTGATGCGTGTATCTGGTATGAAGGGTGCAAACATTAACAAAGTATAGATTGCCATAAAACATAATACGGCTGTTGCCATGCGTCTTTGTGCAGTAAGTTTACGAAGCTGTGCATTTTCTTTTTTGTCTTGCATCTCCATATCATGCAAACGCATTTCATCATCATCAACAATCCCATCACCATCGGCATCTAAATAACTGTATTTACTATCTTTTTCTAACTTCTTTTGTATCATAATTAACCTCTATTATACCAAAGATAAAATAAAAATATAAAAAATCCAGCTACAGTCATTACCAAAAACATAATACTGATAACTTCTATAAATTGTTTTCTGGCT